CGCGCACAGTACAAGCAGCCGCCTGCTCCCGGCTCGCTCGCCATTCACAACGAGAAAGAGAAGTGGAATCCGCTCACCAACAAGTCTAGCGCGGGTGACGTAGCCGAAGATGGACGGCAGATCAAGCTCATGATCGCCGCCGGTGCGCAGCTCCCCGAATACATGCTCTCCGATGGCGCGAATGCGAATCTTGCCAGCGCCACGGCCCAGCAATTGCCGTCCCTCCGTAAATTCACCGACTTTCAAGATATTTTGATCTGGCAATTATGGGTTCCGATCTATAAGCGTGTCATTCGGAATGCGATAGATGCTCAACGCCTGCCCGAGGAATGTGACGAGCAGGACGAAGAAGGCGATACGATCAAAATTCCGTCGAAGCGTGAGAAGCCGCAGAATGGTGATACAGCGGCCATGCCGCAACGGCCCTACCACAAGACCAAGAGCATTAAAACGCTCGAAGCCTTTACGCTCACCGGGCCGGAACTTGAATCCAGTGACCCTAAAACTTTGGCAGATGCGCTCTCGTTAGCGTTGGGGCAGGGGTGGGTTTCGAGTGAGACAGCCGCCGGACGTATGGGCTTTGACTATCGCATGGAGCAGAAGCGCATCAAACGCGAAGAGGACATGGCCGCACAGGATCGGGCACAGGGACGTATCCCGCCCGGCCCAACACAAATGCTGCCTACAGTATCCTCACCTATGCAGTTCCCTGAACTTGTCCCTACAGCCGCGCCCGCCGGAAACGGAGAGACGCCTGAAGAACCAAAGGTCTTTCCCCGCAGGCCACAGATTGAAAGTTATGCAGTAGAATTCCCAGTATCCGAGGAGCTTGACATGGCAAACCTGAGCCTAATGATCAATCCGGCCTTGAGCGCCGAAGCATTAGCTGCTGATGTAGACCGGCAGATTGTCGCCCTAAGCGAATCGGCGCGCGCTGTCGTAGAACGTCGGGCGCGTCAGGAGCAAACACAACGCCTAGCTGAATCCGAGCGAGCACGACAATTAGCGTTGATCGAACAAACGCTAAGTATTATGCGTGCCTTTACGGATGCACTTCAATCAGGTGCGGCCATGCGCCTATCCGAGCAATACGAAACGCCGACGATTGTGGTCAATGTGCCGGAGCAGCCTACCCCAATCATTAATATCAACATGCCCGAGCAACCAGCACCAGTTGTCAATATCACGACTCCGCCTGTGACCGTCAATCTTCCGCCCGAAAAAGAATCGGACGAAACGCTCAAGATCGAGCGCAATCCAGACGGCACGATTTCACAAGTCAGAAAGGTAAGGAAATAAATGGCTCACACATTTACCGATAGCGGCCTAGCCGCAATGCTGACCATCATTCCCCAGACGGCCAGCGCCCAGCCTACGGCCTGGTGGTTGGGTCTCTTTGGCTCGCAGACGAGCGGCACAGTGCCCAATCGGACAGCGCAGGGTGGTGCTGCTCCGGCGTCGTGGGTGGAGTCCGTTTCCATGCCGCGCGCTACCATTGCCGCCAACAGTTGGGTTGGCACGGCCATAAACGCCAATGGCGTACGCGTTTCCGCCGCGCAAGTTGCCATCACGGCCACGGGCGCAGGCAGCGCCAACGGTTTCGGAATCTTCAATCGCGTATCCAGTATGGCGGGTGATGTTCCATTCTATTTCGCCAATTTCGACGATCTAACGACCGTGACCTACAACTCCGGCGATATTGTGCGCGTCACACCGCAATGGCAGTACAACGTCAGCGCATTGGCCTGAGATGGCAGGCACGCAATATGTGAAACGCACCCGCAAACCTCCACTGTCTCAACGCCCTCACGGGCATTCGTCGTTTCCCTCCTAGCATCGCTATGCCCAAGTTCGCGATCTTATCTAAGACACTGCGCTCCGGCTCATTCGTAACCGACGAGGTGAGCATTCCCGCCAACGTGAAGGGCTTCGTAAGCGTTGCCTTCGACATCTTGGAAACCGATCTGCGTAATCCGGCCCTGACCGCTGCTCTCAAAGTCGAAACTTCGAGCGATAATGGGGCAACCTGGCAATTCCTGTTTGGGATGACGTGGCAGGGAAATTCAGCCCTACGCAATGGTTTGCTGGTTGGTCAACCAGCCGTTACGATTGGCACGGATGCATTGTGGCTCGTGGCAGGTAAGCGAATCCGAGCGTGGGTTATGCTTTCTGAACCGTTCACGACTGGAATAGTCTTGGAGCGCGGCTAATGGCTATCGCCCGCGTCGCCAGCCAACAGACCGGCGTGACCGCCGATAACACGACCAGCGTTGCGCTCGCCTACCCGGTCAACGTCACCAATGGCAATTTGCTCGTGATCGGTAGTTGGAAGTGGGGCCCAGCTACGTCGGATGCCTATGTCGTCGGTGACATCAGCAAAAGCGCGGGCACGGCGACGGTGGGCACATTCTTGATGGACAAGGCTAACGAAAAGACAACCGCCGACTCCCATCACATCGGCTCAGTTGTGTACTCCGTGCCCGTGACCGGAACAGGCAGTTGCACGATCACCGTTGCGGGTGCTGAGGCAGGCAGTTATCTCGGCATGAGTTTGGAGGAGGTCTCAGGCGCGGACACGACCTCAACGCGCGCAGAGGCTACCAATGGCGCAACCGGTACGTCTACCACACCCGATACTGGCAACGGAACCAGCGCCGCGGGTGCATTATTCTCCGGCGCGCTGTGCATCAACGGCGACGGCGCGACGATCACGATCACCGAAGACGCTGCATTTACTCTGATTTTCGAGTATCAGGGGACGGTTAGCGAACCCGGCTCAGGCATTGATCGCATCGTCACGACCGGCACGACAGATAGTGCTAGTTGGACTTTGGCGCGTTCGCTGGAGTGGTCGGTTAGTTTAGCGGTCTACAAGGAGGCGGCGGGCGGGAATGATGAGACTGGCGGCGCGAGTTCCCCCGGTCGGGCAAGTGGCGCAGACTCGAATATCTTCAACGAAACCGGCGCGAGTCGATCACCGGCCTCGGGTCGGGGTATTGATGCAAACGTCTTCGGGGAGACTGGCGCGGCCAGTTCGCCCGCGCGTGCATCCGGCGTGGATGCCAATATCTTTAACGAAACCGGCGGCGCATCTTCTCCAGGCATAGCAGCCAGTATAGATTCCACAATTTACAACGAGAGTGGGGCGGCGCAAGCATCTGTAACGGCGAGTGGCATAGACGCCGACATTTTCATTGAAGCTGGCGCGGGTCTTGCGCCCGGCGTTGTGACTAGCACGGATTCGGTAATCTTTGAAGAGACCGGCAGCGCCAGCGCGCCTGCCGTTGCGAGTGGGGAACGTATTACCAGCCAAACGTATACAAAAACGGGTGGCGCTTCGTCTCCCGGTGTAGCCGCTGGCGCGGATGCGAATGTCTTTGGCGAAACCGGATCGGCCTCAACTACGGCTCAGGCCGCCAGCATGGATGAAACACTTTATACTGAGACCGGCGGGGCAAGCGCGCCCGGCGTCGCCAGTGGCGAGCGTGAATCGGGTATTACCTATACCAAGACCGGTGGTGCAGCTTCCCCGATTTCAGCATCCGGGCCGGATTCCAATATCTTTGACGAACAAGGGAGAGCGCAATCGCCTGTCAGCGTCGCGGGTGTAGACTCGGTTATCTATACCGAGACCGGAACGGCAGAAAGCCCGGCAGTCGCCAGTGGTGCGCGAACTCCCGCGGGCGGCGGATCAACGACCTGGATTCCCATTGGCATTATCCCGGAAATTGACTATACTTTTGAACTAGAGACGAGCACACACGAAATCCGACGCAAGCGCATACTCAAAGACGATGAAGAAGTAGCCGAGATATTGGCGCTTCTGATGTGAAAGGAAACGCAATGGCAGAGAAGAAAGAGAAAACCAAGATTATCAAAAAGTGTATCTGCGGTGCAACCGTCTTTCAGGGCCCATTCCAGCGCGGGCCAATCGTGGACGGCGTGCAGATCGTGCGCGAGACTTTGTACCAGTGTGTGAACTGTAACCGCGTAGATGCGCTGGAGCAGTTTGAGGATTATCCGCTAGAATCCTGATGACCCTTCCCGCCAGTGCTCAACACGCCAATGCCCGCGAGCGGCGTCAGGCTCTACTCGACGCCGAAGAATACATCCGCGCTCACATCTGGCGGCTCGAGGACGATAGCACGAATGCGCTCTACGCTATGTACATGCAGGCGTACCGCACGATGCTGGACGCGCTCGAAAGCGTGTGGCGCAACAGCGTACAGGCCGACGCCTGGACAGCCAGCGATGCTAAATTTCAGGCGCGGTTGAATACTCTCATGGGCGCGATAGAAAACGAAGTCCAACGGCTCGGCAAGAATTCTTCGGACTTCGCATTGGAGCAGGCAGCTGCATCGTTTCGGGGCGGCTTCTTCGGGCGCGCGTACACGCTCACGCGCGGGCTGCGCGGGGGCGTATCGGAAATGCCGCGTTTGCCGACCGAGGCTATTCGCGCACAATTACTTTTGCCATACGAGGGCGGAACGTTCCTGACCCGCTTCGAGGATGCGCGGGATGAATTCGTGGCCCGCATTCGGCGCAGCCTGATACAATCCCAGATCAATGGCGAGAGCATTCGTGACGCTCAGAAGCGTATCGCCGAGGCATTGGGCATTGACATCGGGCGCAGGACGAAGGCGGCCCGGCAGGCGAATGAGGGCCTATTTTCTAAAACTGAAATGATTGCGCGCACGGAGATATTGAGGGCCAGCAACTTGGGAGCGGATACAATTTACCGCGCGAATAACGACATCATTGAGGGATGGATTTGGCTTTTGACACAGGATGAGCGTACCTGCGAAATTTGCATTGACTTGAATGATGACGATCACATTTACGAATTCGGGGAGATCGGTTTGCCGCCTACGGAGAGTCATCCGAATTGCCGTTGTACGCCGATCCCTGTCTTGAAAGACCGCGCACTCGAACAAGAGATCACCGGCCCAACTCAGACCTACAATGAATGGGCGCGCGAGAACGGTGTGGGACAGAGCGACGATGGCGGAATGTTCGACAGCCCGGGTGCACCGCCGCCATCAACGGAAGAGGAATAATGGAAATCAGAGCCGAATACTATACCAGCGCCCAGCCCCTCCCACGCCAGCAATGGATGCTGACACGGCGCACGGGTAGCGGGCAATTCGTGATGAGCGATTGCGGCGCGCTTCTGTTTCGTATTGATACGGCCTCCGGCATAATCTTTGCTTGGGATAAGAAGGCCGGGCGTGAGATACCCATCAGGCTGATTGATTTGGTTTCTATGGCGGGAAAGTATGCCAGCGCGCCCATATTGCAAAACGTTCCGGTTTGACATACAATAACGTTACGAACTCATTGAGCCGCCGAGCCTTGCGCCCGGCGGCTTTTGTTTTAAGGCAAGGTATTTATGCCATATAAGGTGGAAAAGCAAGGTTCAAAGTTTGCAGTAACCGGCCCGGACGGGGAGATCATGGGCGCGCACGATACCGAAGAGTCGGCTATGAAGCAGATGCGCGCGCTCATGGCGAACATGAAGCCTGTCGAAAAGATGATGGCTTCTGCCCGGGCTTTCTACTTCTCCGAACTGGCTGACCTGCGCGAGAGCGAAATTGACGCCGCACAATTCGTCGCTAAAGGTGTGACGCTCATCCGGCCCGGCTTCTCTTCCAACGTGGATAAATCAGGCCGCTCGCGCTATTACTCGCGGGCTACGCTCGAGGCCGCAACGCAGGTTTTCGAGGGAACGCGTGCCTTTCTCAATCATCCGCGCCGCACAGACAGCAAAGAATTACCAGAGCGCGACGTGCGCGACATCGCCGGTTATTATACCAATATCCGCGCCGCCGACGACGGGCGTTTACTGGCGGATTTTCACATTGTCGGGCAGGCGCGCGAGACGACCTGGCCGCTCATCGTGGAAGCCGTCAAAAATAAGCCCGACCTTATCGAACTCAGCGTCAATGCGTTGGGCACAACGCGCTTGGGCGAAGCCGAGGGCCGTCAGGCTATTGTGGTCGAATCCATCGTGGGCGCGAATAGTGTGGACTTGGTGACGACCGGGGCCGCCGGGGGCAGTCTAGCAGGCGCGCTTCTGCATTCCGATCCCGACAAATGGACGGGGGCGCTGCTTCAGGCCATGCCCTTCGAGCAGTGGCGCGAGAGTCGTCCCGATTATCTGGATAAGCTTAAGAACGAATGGAAAACTACGCGCGATAGCGAGAATCTGAAAGAGAGCAAGATCGCTATTACCAAACTTGAAACCGAAATCTCCCGCTTGAAAGAAGAATTGCAGACCGTGACTGCCGACCGCGATAAGCATCAGCGGGCGTCATTGGCCGATAGCATTCTGGAGTCAAGCGGTTTACCGGTGCGCATTCAAAAGGCCGTGCGCGCCGAACTTCTGGAGAAAATCACAGAAGTCGAGATGAAAATCATCGTGCAACGTGAGCAGGTGAAGTACCGAACCACGCCTAAGCCGCCTGTGCCGGTAAACGAAAGTGGCACACGCACGACTGATCGACCGGCCTTTAGTGTTCCGACTACAGCCCCCCATCCACTCCTGGAATCATTTGGCATCAAAGATCGGGCACAAACGCCGCGCGATGGCGAATCCCCGGAGCAATGGGCGAAGCGAGTCAGGAAAACCTAATCAGCAAGCGTGCGGAGCCATGAGCCAGGCACAAGAAAGGACATCTCATGTCTACCGCGATCCTCGGCAATCCCGCGCTATGGGAACCTGACGATATTATCTATGCGTCGGCCAATGGCACGGTCATTGCTACAAAAGGCGACTGGGCCATTTTCAGTGGTCAAGTCGTCGGGGCCGCTCACGATGCCGTTATCGGGAGTCCAGCCTACAAAGTTTCTGCCGCGGGCGTGTTTCTCGCCAACAATCCCGTTTATGACGAACTCGGGCGCTCTCTGAATAACAGCGCCATCCCCATCCTGCGACGCGGCGTTATGCGCGTTACAGCCTCGGGTTCAGGAACGGCCCTGACGATCCCGCTCGGCGCGGCCTGCTATCCGGACTCTACCGCCAGCGGAATCGTCGGCACGACCGGCGCAACCGGCAAGGGCCCGTGCTGGACGACCGCTCCCCGGCAGGGAATCAGCGCCAATCCGACCGGCGCAATCGCTTCCGGCGTGGCTGTCGTGATCGGTCATCCGGTGGGCGGCGACTCGGGCGTGGGCCAGATTGACATCGCCTTTGATGTCGGCGGCCTGGCCCCGGATTACTTCTAGGAGAGCCGCCATGTCTAACCTTACGAAGATCATCAAAATCCTTGACCCGCAAGCGGGCCGCCTTCAGGAAAGCATCCTGGAAGAGAAACCCATCCAGAATGAAAACCTGTTTGAACAGGCGACCGGCGGCTACGGCCACAAGGTCACGCTCATGGAAGCAAGCGTGACCAGTGACTTCCCCACGCTTCTCCGCGACGGCATTCGCTCCATCGCCTTTGACCGCTATATGGGCATTCCGACGACCTGGCAGCAAATCTGCGATGTCATGCCCAGCGATAAGGCTCAGGAAGACTGGGTGGAAGAGAATGCGCTTGGCGAACTGCCCATCGTCCACGAGTTGACGCCCTACCCGGAAGGCAAGCAAGACCTGGATCGGACGCTCGCCATCCGCAACTACAAGCGCGGCCTGATCCTGGCCGTGACGGAAGAAATGATCCGGTTCAACAAGACGAACCTGATCAAGCGCCAGGCCGGGCAGTTGGGGCGGGCGGCCGCCAACACGCGCGAACAATCTGTCTACACCGTCCTGACCACGACCGGGAACTATGTGCGGAACTCGACCACCGGCGATAACGACATCGGAGCCAATACGTTCGGCACGGCCTTCAGCGCCTCGGCGCTCAATACGGCCCTGACCACGCTGCGCACGATGAAGGATCGCAAGACGGGCGTTTATCTGGGCGTCAACCCGGACATGCTCATCTGCGCGCCGCGCGTAGAGATGGCCGTCAAGCAGCTCCTGCTCGCGCCCATGCTCTCGCGCACGGGCGGAAGCACAACCGCTGAGGTCTATGGCACGGGCGTCGCCAACCCCTTCCGGGGTCTGGTGAACACGATCATCGTCAGTCCGCGCATGGGCACGGGCTACCAGTGGCTGCTGTGCGAATCCAAACAGGCCGTCGTCTTCCAGGAAGTCGAAGGACTCCAGATTTTGCAGGAGTC